TGAGCCCACGTCGAGTAGGAGCCCGTCGTCGACTGGCCGATGACCTCGCCCATCAGATGCGGGCGTAGAAGTAGCGGGCAGTGCTGCCAGCCAACTTGATGCGGTCAGCCCAGAGGGAGCCGGTGACGTTCTGGCTGACGGTGAAGGTCGTCGGGGTCGTGATGTTGTCGACCGTGATTGTGCCGATGACAAGGAAGCCCCAGGTGTCGCTATCTGGGGTGACGGGGAAAGTGTTGCCGCCGATGATGACGGGATACTGATTGCTCGTCACGTCGTCGTCTGGGTAAGTGTAAGGGCTGGCAGTCTTGGGCCCGGCCCGCAAGGTGATGTAGGACGTCTTGGTCGTGGCGTCGAAGTTGGAAGACACCAGCTCGGCGGTCGGGGGGTTGGCAACGCCGGCGGTGACACGGTCGAGTTTTACTTCCGTGCCGCTGATGTAGTCGTCGATGATCGGGACAAGGTTGTTAATCGAGCCCGAGACGACCTGATAGCGCACGCTGGTCACGCCTCCAGTCGTCGCGATGTAGACATTGACGATCTTGAACGGGTGGTCGGCATCCTGATACGCGATGCTGCTCCACGGCGCCCAGGGCTTCTCGATATTGATGTTCGTCCCCTGGCTGGAGGCCGTGAACGTGTAGCCGACTCCGGGCTGAATACTCATGTCTGGTCAGATGCCGATGTAGACGTCGGGCGGCCAGCCTTCCTTGGAATAGCGGATTTCGTACATGACCTTGAACAGCGTGCCGTATTCCTCGACATTGATCTGCGAGAGAAGGTTCTGCTTGCCGTGGATGCCAGTGCCAGTCGGGCCCCAGCTCGGGATGAGCGGGAAGGACGCACCCCAGGAGTTAGTCCCGGTAGATGTTCCAAGCAGGAGGTAAAGAGCCTGAACGAAGGACGCGTCGGAGTAGTAAGCCACGCCCGAGTAGGTCGTGGTGCGGGCTAGGTACTGCGTCTTGCCGTAGAGCTCAGGATAGTCAGGGTCGACGAAGCCGATGAAGCGGCCGCCCATGCCGGTCTCAAAGCATGCGCCGTTGTAGCCTTCGGATGACGGAACAACGACAGGCTTGCCCACGTTAGGGCCTCCGACAGCAATGACCGAGACAGGAGGCCCGAGGGTCGAGTCGTTATAAGCGCCACCGAAGTCCGCTGGAAGACCGGCGAGAGGGCCGGGGGTATATCCAGCAGCCGCCGAGAAGAAGTTCGGGTGGGTGGTGATGTTCTCAGCCGTCAGGCCGTTAGCGACGGACGTGTTCGGGTTCGTGCGCACGCCGCCGTTGATCGTCGGGTCGATGCCCACGTAGTCCACCTTGATGGTCTTATACTCCAGGGAGTCATAGGACTGGCTGGACTTGTGCGCCTTGAGGTAGGTCAGGCCGGCGACGGGGAAGGCCGTGCCGCGAGCCGTGACGGCCACGCTGGCAGTCCAGTCGACTTTGTAGGTCGCCGAACAAGTGACGAGGCCGAAGCCGTCCGAGGTAAGGGTATACCCGGGTTGCAGCATCTCAGCTGCGAGGGTGTTGCCGGTGCTAACGAGTGCCATAAATTATACGGCTCCAATCTTCTGGAGCGTTAGAGGGACGCGTTCAGTGAACGGGTTCGGGACGGAGCCGCCGCGGTTCTGGATGCTCTGCTCCTGGAGGATGAGTTTGATCTCTTCCATGATCTCATTCTGGCGGGTCATCTTCTCGAGCACCGGGTTCGCCCCGACGCCGACGACTGAGCCGAAGCCTTCGGGGCCTTTGAACGTGCCGGGCTTCTGGTCTGCTGCCTTGTCCTCAAACAATGGCTTGAACTTCTTCCCCTCTTCGGAGTTCAGGAAGAAGTCTAGGGCTGCCTTGCGCACGCTTTCATAACTCAGGGCAACGCCTACACTAAGCTGACGTCGACGGCCTTTTTCTTTCGCTTCCTTTTCCAAAAAGTCCTTGCCGGAGTCACTTTCAAGAAACTTACGCGTCATTTCGATTTTACCAGCCTCTACGTCTTGCTGTTCCTTCTCCATGGCGGCCTTTACCTTTAGGAAGTTTGCGAACTTCTTTTCCTCGGAAGTGGCAAACTTGGTTTCGCCGGATGCGATGAGGTCGAATCCTTCTTGAGCCGAACGCTTGGCCTCAGCGATCTTGTCTGAGATAGCCCCGACCAGTGTGTTAAGGATTACCATCGGCGCAGTAAAGCCTAGGAAAATGTCCTTAAAGGAGTTCTTGAACTTCATCCCGATGTCTTCGACCTGTTTGTCGAATGACCCGGCGGCCTTCTTGGCCTTATCCATGGCCTCGGGGACGTCGGAGGTCGTCTTGATATTAAGTCCTAGGTCTTGTCCTGCCATGTTAGTCGGTCTTTACTCCTGCCGGGTTGGCAACTGCCTCGGCCGCTTCTGCCTCCTTAAGCTGAGACTCGATGAAGGCCTCCTCCTCCGGCGTCATGATCGCGATGTCGGCTCCCTTATGCATGGCGAACGCGGCAGAATACCAGATGGCCTGGCACTCAGGCATTTCCCACGCGCGCTTCTCGTCGATACCGCTCTTGATGAGGACGGCGACCGTGCTCAGTATCCAGGGGACGCCCTTAGTCCCGCCGCCTGACTTAGCCTTGGACTGTTCCCAGAACTTAGGCCAGTCCTCGACGAGAATGTATCCGGCGAATGAGTTCAGGAGCATCTCGAACTTTGCAGGGTTTGCCATCAAGCGCATGATCCGCAAGCGGTCGAGCAGCCGAAGTTCGCCGATCGGTTCCTCGGCGCATATCTGACAAGCGAAGATGAGGTCGGCCGGAGTGATTGCCCGATGCCCGTCGACCAGGGGAGACTTGAACGCGTGAAGCCGGAGGCGATACTTCAGGCACCAGGGGTAAAGAGTTCGACCCAGCAACCGAAAAGGCGCCGGGTCGATGAATGCATTCAGGAAGCGACTATCCACTCCCTTGAGACTACGCCCCTTTCGGGGGTGTCAATTAGTAGGTCGAGATGCCTTCGAAGGACTCAGCAGTCACGGAGACCGTAACGAACCCTTTCGAGCTGCCTCGGTCGTCTACCTTTGTCACTATTCCGGTGAAGCTGACCGAAGCGCTGCCGCCCGGGTAAGCCGAGGCGGTCTTAGCGGTGAAGGAGAAAGATGCGCCGAGCTGCGGGACGCTGGTGGCCTTAGCCACGCCGTCGACCGTGATCTCGGAGCGGCGGTCGTCATAACGAGCGGTGCGGGTCACGCCCTGCTCGTCGACCACCATGCCGGTGTTGTTGAAGCCGGAGCTGACCGAGTACCCTTGCACGTACAAAGAGGCCACTTGACCGAGGCCAATGCCATACAAACATACGACGCCTTCGTTTACTTCGCTCATCTTACTCCTGCCCTAATTGGCAACCTTAGACGGCCGGAGGCAGGACGGTAAGGATGTCGAAGGAAAAGGCGGTCGCCCAGGAGCGCTCGTCAATGCCTTCGTCTTCAGATCGCATGGTCACGTCGTAACAGGTCGCATCGCCAGTAGCGACAAAGGCAGCCTGAATGCTGGCAAGGTCGCGCATATTTCCAGCCACGGCGGCGCAGCGTTCTCGGTGAACAGCCAAGGTTGTGTCGTCGGCGTTCGAAAAAAGGGTGATTCGGACGGCGCAAGAGTAGTTGCCGAGGCCTTCGGGAAGGTCGCCAGGGGCGGCGGCAGAGTCGCAGATGACGACAGCCTTAGGCAAGGTCTGGGTCGCGGCGCTATCCCCCGTCAGGAGGGCGACGCCGGCGAGCCCGGACTGGGCGGATAGGTAGGTCGAGACGACAGCCTCGACGATGTGGCGCATGGATTTGGTTCCCATTGTTATTTTTTGTTAAACTTGTTTACGGGCTTCTTCATTCGGTAACGAACCTGAGCGGGCATCTGCTTAACGCGGTTGCCGTAGACTAGGCCAAGCGTGCCGGCTTCGTCGGCGATGCCGTTGATGTTCCCTATCGGGTTAACGATGCTGACCTCGCAAAGCTTCTCGGTGAAGTTGGAAGTGATCTTGCCGGCAACGGTAGAATGCCCAGTGACCCAAGTCGCCTTGCGCAGCTCGGCCCCTGGCTCGCCCTGTTGGCCGTTCATGTCCTTAGGCTTGGGGAGTCCGCGGAGAAGGGAGGCCCAGCCAGATTTGACGAGGCCGACGAGACGCTGGCGGCGCTCAATGTATTCCCTAAGGGCGTCCTTGTCTTGGACGAGCAGTTTGGCGGCCACGGCCTTCTGGCCTTTCTTCAGTCGGCCACCGAAGCGGCTTTTAACCTGGTCGTGGATTTGCCGGATGTTCGTGACGAAGCCCTGCGTGCCGTAGTCGGATTTGATAGGGGTCGCCCGGTTAAGGAAGTTCTTCGCCTTCTGGAATGCTCGGGCTCGGTCGGCGTCCTGCGCGATCTTGGCGAGGATGTTCTTCGAGCTAAACATAGCGCCGACGTCTCCGTTGTTCATGATGCGGTTGAACGCCCCGAAGTCGTCGCTCTTTACCGCGAAGGCGATCTGATTGGTAATCGCCCCAGGGGCGGACTTAGCCGAATGGTCGTTTGCCGCGACGAAGATCTTAGAGATGTCACCAGCCACGGCGCCTTCGCCAATCTTCTTGGCCCCGGGCGTCAGGCCTCCCCCGCCGTTCTTGAGCAAAGGGGGCGTAAAGATGGCCGCGTCCTGACAGGCGAGCATGGCCTGTTCCAGCACGGCGTCCCGCATCGCAATCTTCGTCCCAGCTGCGAACTGTCGGCATGCCTCCACGAACTCCGCCATGGACTTCGGGTCGATGGAGACCTTGACCGCCATTTACTGGTTGTCGTCGATAACGACGAGCGTGACCCATGCCGACCCGGGCTTATAGGTCTGGGTCGTGACGCGGACATTCTTCCCGCCGGCCACGATCTTCTTGCCCTGGGCGAGAGACGGGATGGGGGAGCCGGACACGATGATGGCGCTGGATGCCCCCGTAGACCCGTCTGGGAGGCTCCAGGAGGCCGTTGCAGCGGGGAGGCGGACGTTGTACTGGGTACGCTCCATGTAGCCCCCAGCCTCGAGCACGGTCTGCACGGCGGGGTCGGAGATGAGACACTTGAATGTAATCGCTCCAGAGTTCGCCGACCCGGCCACGCCGAAGTCCGCGATCATCTCCTTCGCATCGGGGAGGAACTCAGCGTACAAACTCATAACCCTGCGGAGATTGGCAAAGGGGCACAAAAAAGGGGCCCCTTGCGGAGCCCCTTCGTTTCCGATGTCGGCCGCTATTAGGCGGTGACGTAACGGACGAG